TCCTGTAAGAGTGATATCATATTGATAATTAACAACATGAAACCCTTGAGGTTCACCTAAAGTCTGAAGTTGTTCTGTTCCATTTTTATAAACTCTGATAGAACCTTTAGGATATGCCTCTGATACAGTTCTAGAAACATTAGCAGCCACAATATCATCTGAACCAACAGTAATTTTTTGTGAAGCATTAAATGTTCCGGAAGAATTCTTAATATAAATTTTTGTAGTACCAATTACACTTACGATCGTAGCAGTAAATCCACCCGTTTGAGAGACAGTAGCATTAGTAACATAAGATGATGGAACAGACGGATTATTTTTAAGAATAATATAATCATTAATACTATCTAAAGTTTCTTCATTTAAAAATTCAAAGCGAGTAGCAGCAAAGACAGTATCTCCTGCACTTGCCGTAGTAGAATATTCTTTATCATTAATTAAAGTATCTAATTCTGATACATCTCCTAGATGCAAAGAGATTTGATTATCTTTTTGTCTCCACCCTTCAAAGGTGTTAGTCTTTAATATTCTTGTTTCTTTTTTAATTGCCATTATTTACTCGCCAATGTTTTTAGTAGCTTTTTGATATCTGCTATGTCTGTTTTAAGATTTTCAATATCTGCAGACTGCTGCAGATCTAATTGTTCTTTCGCTATTTGATTTAGCCTTATATTATATGCATTACTATTAGTATTTATAATAGCATTAGAAGTAAGATCTCTCATTAGATCTGAATTTTCTTCTACTTTTGCAGTCTTCTGTGCCATACTATTTCCTATAATGTTGCTATTGCTCTAAAATCTGAACACTGCGGAACTTTAGAACTGTTCTTAGATCTTAATACAATCTTAATTGCAAAAGATGAGAATTTTCCAATAGCCGGATCAATTGCATAATGTGCTTCTGAAAATCTTCCACCATCATTTATTGGTATTGTATTTTCAGGAGTTGCCGCTATCCATGCTAATGTATTAAAGTTTGTATCTTGACCTGCTGCCTGAACTTTATAGTATACATCTATGTTTGTGTCTGAAGGTCTATTTACACCTATATATACATCTAATAAATCTGCTTCATTTGCTAATTCAACCTTACGTGTAATATATTTAGCCGCGGCCGATGTACCGTTTGCGACAGTTTCTGCAACAAGAGTACCTTGTTTAACATTAGTATAATTAGTTGAATTTGCAACAGGATCATTTAATCTATTTTGAATTGTTGTTAATGAAGATCTGTTTAAATCAATAACCGGAGATATTCTTTCATTACCACCATTATCTAATTCAATTCTTAAACTTATTCCTTTACCTGTAGAAAGATCTGTTTCAATTCTAGAACCAGCAATGGCCATAGGTACAGTAGGTAAAAAGTTTTTATTAAGTAAAATTTCTTGTTCTGCAACTGTACTAAATGCCGTTTGTGATCCATCGACAGAGCAACCAGTTTTACCGGTTAAATATCCTGTTAAAGATGTACCAGGTATTTGAACATTTTGTATTCTTGGATTTAAAACATTATATACTTGATTTTCTGTTGCTGTCATATTTTGTCCACCACCAACAATACCTGTGTCTGTACATTCTATACCACTTAATGTTATAACATAAGAATCAAGAGCCTTTGAATCTGCTTTGATTGTGTGAGTAGTATTCATTTGTGTCGCAGTTACACCATTCTCTGCAACAAAACCAGTTAAATCTACTTTACTTACACCTGAACCATACATACCATGATTTGGATGATATACTCTGATTTCAGTATTAGTAGAATTCGATAAGTATTCTAATGGTGTAACACCCAATTTTTTAGGAGGTATAACATCATTATTAACAATAATTTCTGATTTGCCTGTTGCTGGAAATGAACAACGATTTAAAATGAATTTAAGATCTTTAGTTTGTTCGGCCGTCCATGTTGATGCATTGGCAGATGTAAAGAATACACCATTATATGGTTGAGAAACAACCCTATATGTGGTATCTGTTAAATCAAATCCACCAATATCTGATACAAAAACTTTATATACTGCCGAATTTGCAATAAGAATAATAGCATATTCGGTATCTTTATCTAGATAAACAGGATAATCAAAGCTTGCAGTCGTTGCAGATGATGCATCGGCCGATACATTAATATCAGAAGGATATAAAACTATTTCAGAACCAGGAACAATTGTTTGTGTTGGATATCCATTTTCTACAGATCTAATTGAAATTTGAACTGGAACACCGGCATCTTTTGCTTGAAAATATAGAGATAAACTTTTTGCAAATATACCAGTTTCGGCCGGAGGATCACCTTCTGTATATGTAGTATTAGTTTTACCATCAACAACAAATGTCTGTGCAAGAGGATCGATCCATCTTACATGTTCGTTTTTAGAAGTAGTGGTAGTTTTCTTTACATCTTCACCTCTTTCACCAACTTCTCTTGTTACTAATCTAGGAACTTTGGTTGAAAGTATAGTTTTTTGATGTGTTTCAAGTATACCTAATGCATAGTATATTGCAGATGCATGTGTATCTGCACTAGCACTATTAGTAGATGAATCTGTTATTTTAAAATCTTTAACACCTGTTCTAAATTTTAAAACATCATTTCTTGGTATAACAAATTGACCTACACATCTTCCAGTAGAATCAGATACAAGAGTTCCTCCTCCAGATAATGATGTATCACCTTCATATGTAATTACACTAGTTTGATCTGAAAATTCACTAAAATCTGCATCTACATGAGAACTACCTGATGAATATGCAGATTGCTTACAGTAAGCAGTAATGTCTATGCCTCCAAAAAATGCATATAATTTTGTTTCGGGTTTTAAGAGCTCGGCATCAAATGAGATTTTTCTTGATCTCATAAATGGTATGAAGTTTGTTTCAACAACATAATCACCAATTTCTTTGGTTACAGTATCTGAAGTAACTGATGTAGATAAACCAGATCGCGATTGTGTACCAGTTAATGTTGTTGCAGTGACAGTTGTTGTAACTTCTTCCCGACGGGTATTACCGAACCCCCAGTCTGTTTGTTCATCTGGACCATTTCGAACTAATGTTTGTTGACCGCCAATGATCTGATTATAACTATTCTCATTAATTTCTTTACCAGTCCAATTAGTTTCCCATTCATCCCATACAGTACCTAATATTCCGGACTCTTCTGCCATGGCCACAAATTGATCATATATAGAATTATTATCAATTGTTATATCTGGTCTTACATCAACCTCTTTCCATTCATCTGTTTCAGGAGAAAGCTTCATTGTTCCTTCCCATGCAAACACGTTGTGTGGATTTATAAGTTCTGCATAAGTTGAATATGGTTGAGTTATGTGTGCGACAGTAGTATGTGGCATTGTAATAATACCACCCTTTGTTGACTTAACGGCTTTGGCAGTTACACCATTGCTTGCTCCGTTAGATGATACATTATTGCTTTGATCTGAAGTAGCACGTACTAAATTAATAGATCGTGGATCAAATTTAGGTCTTAAAGTACCAGGAACTTTATCAATTGATACACTATAATCTGGATCTGCGGAATTTCCTATATTATGGCCATAGAATCCATCAACTATAAATCCATTTTTAAATCTACTATTTAGTCCTGAATATAATTCAATTGCGGCCGCAGATTTTTCTAATAAAGAAAGTGATGTATAGTATTCTAAATTTTTAATTCTTTTATCAAGTTTACCAATGTCTCTCATAGTATAACGTTTATTATCTATAGGATTTGCCTTAACATCTTTAACATTAAACACATATGGATTACATGAAATTGCATATAAGGTCATTGAGTTTGCAACATCTTCAGGTGCCTTAGGCTGAAATGCCGAAGTACCTTTAACATATTTAAAAATGCCATCATCGCCTAATAATATTTTATCTATTCTAGGTAAATAAAATTTAATATCATTTTCACAAATTGTACCCGGTGAAGGGGCAAGAGATGTAGATGCATTAGTACCTGAACTAAATTCAAATCCAGTTGTGGCACCAGTTGTGGCCTTTGATGGTCTAAAGTCTAAACAGTCTCTTAATTGAACTACACCATTCACACCATTAAATGTTGGAATAGTTTCATATAATATTGTATTGGCCGCTGAATTTGTATTAGAATCATAATATGAATCTACACAGAAATAATCTCCTGCAGAATGAACATAATAATCAAATTTTACTACTAAGTTTCCATTAGGTACAGATTCTCCACCTTTAAGAATAATATTTCCTTCTTCATAGAAGTTTTCTCTTTGTCCATTATCAAGAGTAAATTTATTTGTAACAACTGCATTAGTTGAATCTGTAATACTTCTTATTTTTATAATATCATTTTTGCCTAGACCATATGATGCAGAACCATTGGCCGTAATAGTATTTGTTTGATCAGTATATATGGTCTTTGTTTTTCTTGTAGAACCAGAATTATTTAATCTTCGTATTGATGCAACAACTTGAACTTTCTCTCCTTGTGTAAGTGACATACTACCAAGTCCGGCAGAATTTAATGTAAAACTAGATGAACCTACACCAGATGCCACAGCATTTGCTTCTACAACTGCATTCGTATCAACTGCAACTTGAATATCATCATCATTTGCAAGAACACCACCTGACGGACAAGTTAATACAATGTTTCCACTAGAATCAACTGTGCCACTCATATATGCTCTTACTATATAATCTGTATCTACATTATTACTTCCATCTTTTAATGTTCGTATTGTAGAAAATGGTAATTTATATAAAAAGCTTGATTGTCCACTGTCATATCTAACTGCCGCACCAGGAGTGCCTGCTAATGTGGCCACAAAAGTTTCTTGGCCGCTATTAGTTTGTGAAACATTTGTTACTGCAGCGAATGTACCAGACGTCATGACAATATCAAAGATATATAAATGATGTATAGTTCCATCGAATTTTTCTATTCCTCTACAACGTGCAGTACCTACCGCAGTTGGAGAAGCAATTGATCCAGTATTTAAAACAAGAGTATGCATCGTTGATATCTGAGGCATTCCCTTTATAGTAGATGATGTTAGCTTTATATAATTACCTAAAGGTAATGTAGTAATAGCAGCATTCGCCGTTGCAACATCATTTATAGCATCCCGTGGTTTGTCAAATATAATTCTAGTATCTGCAGAAGTTTTTATTCTTTTACCTTTAACATAGGCAGTACTTGGAGAAAGTGATAAATTTAATTTTGGTAAACCAAATGTTTCTGCTTGTGCAGTTGTATTTACACTTGCCTGTTCTGCAATAATTTCTGTTGTAGTTTTAAAACCAAAGTTCGTACCATCATTTAAATATTCGTCTATACTGATATCAAAAGGAGAAACAGTATAATTACCAGATTCTTCAAATGTTCTATCTGCAAATCTTTGGTTTAATTCTGTATCGACACTATCTCCTCTAGTGGGATAACTTGTAATACCATTCTCTATTCGTAATAAAGAAAAATAGTTTGCAGTTGTTCTGGCAGATAATGATAATGGTTCTGCAATTAAAGTACATGTAATCTTATATCGATTTGCACCTGGTGCAGAGGCATTTGGTTGACCTGCTGCATTATCAACTAGATCTGCATCTTCATTTGATGAAATAATTTGTTCTGATATTAATAACCCAACATTATATGAAGGAATATTATTATATTTGTTTAATATTAATGTGCCGCCTGGAACATATGTAAAACAGCCTGAAACAAAACGTACACCTTCTACAATATGCACGGCAGAACCTAAACCGGTTTGTGTTCCATTAGTTAATGCCGAATTTGTTGATGCGATTGCACCAACATATTCTGTAGCACTTGCACTTTGTTCTCCTTGGACTTTACCAACTCGAATAGTACCGGATGTTGTTTTAAATACTTCACCGGCTCCAAAGGTTTTTACTGTTCTATTAGTAGCCGAAGTTCCGCCTGATTTATTATATTTAATGTATAATGTAATAGGATCGTTACTATTACTACCATGAGCAGGACCTGAACCATTTGCAACTACGGCCAATACTTTTGCTTCTACTTGAAATGCACCGGTATTATCAGTACCAATAATAGTTTTATCAACAAACTCTGAAATATATGTACTCGTATCATATGCAGCACCTGATCCTGTTGCAACCGTAGAATAAAATTCATCTTCACATTTTATGTATGCATATTCAGTATCGACGGTAGTTCCACTACCAACAACTGCTGCACCATCTGAAAATGAGTGTTGACCATGTCTATCAATTTGGGCTTGGAATGCTGTTTGTAATTGTGTAAGCTCTCTTGCCTGAACAGCATATCCTGGTCTAAATAAAACTCTATGATAATTATTTCTCTCATCGAAAGTATCATAATAAGGACTAGTCCTATAATTTGTTATTTTCGTGATTGGTTTATATACGTCTGCCATATTTTTCTCTTTACGGTTATATACTAATTAGTATATTAAAATTCAATTATTACTTTAATGTCTTCAGTCTGATTTGATGATCTATTAATAGGAGATCTATTTTCTAAGAAAATCATTTGACCTGAATTGTAGGCTACTTCACCATTTACAACGGCAGTGCCTGCAAGAGTTGCACTTCCACCTCCTACACCGGTTATTGCTTCTCCATTAACAAATGCCTTATATCCGGTTTTAGAGTTTTGGTGAAAATATAATCTACCATTTGTTACATCTATTTCAGTAATAAACGCCTTGGCTCCACCTGCTCCGGTAACAATTGCATCTAATACAAAGTTAGCAGTAGGATTTGATCCAGTTAAATCAAGATATTTTAAAGCTCTTAATGTTGTTGCAGTAGATATAGTAGTTGTTCCATAATTAAGTGGTTTTTTAATTAAAGATACTTGTCTAAAGTCCTGAGCAACAACCAAATCTCCTGCTTCTGTACCTGTTAGAAGTGTATTAAGTGCAGCATAAAAACCACCAAGTTCTTGTACAGGATCTACACCATGACCAGTTTGTGGAGAGATAACCGCACGTGCCGTCGCAAGTGTACCACCTCCACCAGAAATTGTAACTTCGGCCACAGTATAATCTGTACCCTTTCTGGCCTGTGCCATTGTAATGGAAGCAACATTTTGTGTACTACCTGAACCAGACATTGTAATATCGGCCGCTACAGTTGTAGCACCTGTTCCATCACCCGTAATTGTTACAGTTGGTTTACTAGAATAATTACTATTACCATTTGCGGTCATTTCTAATCTTTCAATACCTGCTGCCTGAGCATGATCTCTTGAGGCTTTTTGATTTAGATATTGTGCATAATCTGATTCAGTTAAAGCGGATTCTGCTGCAGCATCATTAGCATAGGCAAGGGAAACAGTCTTGACCGGCATATAAGATGTTGTAAGGAATTTCTCTGCATCTGCAACTGATATCGTATACATGTATTTCCAAATATAAGAATCAGATTCTGCAGTAGGTGCAGTATTTGTTTGAGTTGGCTGAATAGTAGAAGTCGCAGCTGGTGCATATATACATTTGTATACTTTAAATTCTGACGTTACAATATAAAAAGCTTTATCATATATATCTGCTTGATCAGAATCCCATTCAACATATGTATCACCAGATTTCCATGTATGTCTAGGTACCACATGTGATATATCGGCCGCTGTTAATTTTTTAAGACCTAACATATTTTTCCATGCTTCATGGATATTATCTTTGGTATCGTAAGGAGTAAAGGCCGTTGTGTCTGTAGTATCTGAAGTCGTTAAAGACCATACATCTGATTTACCAATGCCCAAATACATACCGCCTGCCACTACGTCGGCTTTAAAGTTCTCCGCATTGAGGACTCTAAAAGGTGTTGTTACTATTGCTGTCATGATTGTTTCCCGTTATGTTTGTAGTTCAATATTACTTAATGAGCTATATCTATTTATACTAGTTCCAAGGCCATCTTGAATAATATTCGAAGAGTAATGTATTATTGGCGTCTCGTCTCTAAATTTAGTTATGGAATCATAATCACGTTTATTATTGAAGTGATTGTTTCCGTTAATTGTTCGTGTTATATCTTCAAGATGATTAAGTAATAATATTAATATTGGTTTAATATCTTGTGCTCTTGTTTCACCAGAGGCAGTAGATCCAATTTTCAATACAGGATCTAAAACATATCCATAACCAACGTTGTCTATAGTTACACTTGTTATTTCACCTTCTGCATCTAGATTACAATGTGCAGTTGCAGTAACGTTTGATCCAAGTAAAACACCTTCTGCATCTGTAGAAGTTGGAGGGTCAATTACAATTGTTGGTGCAGTTCTATATCTCTTATCACCTAAGTTACTTAATATAATTTCATTTAGTTTTCCTGCATCGGCATTCGCACTTATTGAAGCAGAGGCCGAAGTATATCCAGATCCACCGGCCGTAATTGTTATTGTATCTACTTGTCCTAATTCGTCAACTGTACATGTTGCCGTCGCACCAGATCCTCCATCACCCGTAATTGTTACAGTAGGTACAGCAGAAGGAGATAATGGATATCCATATCCTCTGTCGACAGGAGTTATTGTAGAAACTGCACCACTAGAAAGTGTTACGGTTGTTGTTGCATTCCTATTAATTCGTGGTTCAATATTAGGAGAGAACATTGCCACATATGCCTGAACAAGTATAGGGAAATCTTCAACACCAATTGCACCCGGTTGAAGAGTTGGTATTGATGATAATGTTTTTCTATTTGTTCTTCCGTATATATCCTTATATGCATACATTGTATTGCCTACACCGAAACCTTCATTTCCGTGTTCACTTAATTCTGCACTTGCCTGAGTAGGTCCTTCACCTGCGACTCGTAAACTAACTTTATCACTATCACCTAATGCTGCTCGAGTTAATTGTGTTAAGAGTAAAATTTCTCCGAAGAATTTGAAACCGGCCGGATGTACTAATTTTGTAAATGCATTTTTCCAATCGGCCAGATTTTTACCGGTACGAATAAGATAACTAAATTTTTGATAGTATGCAGAATCTTGTATTTTAATATTATTACTCAACATACCCTTTGTATCTGCATAAGAACCTGTCTGTACAATCGTTAGAACCGTATTGGCAGAAATAGTTTGTGCAGAAGAAAGTGTAAGAGATGTTCCTGTTATACCTGATACTGTTACGGTACCAGATATACCTGTTCCTGTTATTGTGGCACCTAAACGAATGTCGGCATTTGCCTCACTTAATGTTACCGCGGTAGAAGAAGATACATTACTTGCAACCGTTGCAGTGGTTGATGTACCATTAATCCAGGTACCCGAAGAAGGAATAAGTGTTTTATTCCATGGCTCTTCTACTTCAACTGTTTCATTAAACAATAGTCTAAAGAATATATCGATAGAATCTGCCGAGCCTCTTACTTTATAAAAGTCTACAATTGATTTATATAATGTTCTCTTATCAACCTGTAAATCTCTTGGAATGGCCGCAGCGATTTCTTTCTGCATAAGTTCTAAATAATCATTGGTATTCTCATCAATGTTTAGTGCCTCTTCAATGGCATTTAAAACATATGATGGACCAGGACCTACCCAATATGTAACCTTTGTTGTAAGCTTAATTGTTAATCCGTTATATGCCGAAAGATTGTTGATCGTAAATGTTTTACCGGAAATGGCAGTCGAAGTGGCCAATGAACCGGGTAATTCATTACCATTCGATATGTTTATATTAACATTTGAAAGTGAAACAGGTGTTGTTGAACCATCGGCGTTTGTAATAACCGCGGTCGAGTTTGCACCTGTAGAATCAGAAAAGAAATGATCGTTCGAATTTTCCGGATCGGATATTCTAAAGACCGCCTTTCCACTTAGAATAACATCAGAGAATATTTCTTCTGCAGAGTATATAAACTCTTCCATATTATTAAATTGATAATAGGCCTTGAGAAGATTCTTAATACCACCCGCGTTATCCAAAATGTCAGACGGAATAAGTTGTTCTATTCTAATGTCTTCTTTTGTTTTCCGCTTAGTGCTTGCAACGGATTCTATATATCCGGGCGAGGCAGAATGTGATCCGTATATTGACATTATGAGGTCCTAAATCTCGAGGTAGTTGTATATCCAATTGAACCGGTAGAACCAGATACTGCGATCGTATCAATTTCAGGGGTTATCAGAACACCGGCCGCAGTGATATTTAAAAGTTGATCTCTCTTTGGTGCAATGTCAAGGGAATCCGGTTTCACGGTTATTTTAATATCGGTATATACCGTATTACCGGTTGAATCCGTGGGTACAAAGTTATTTAGAATAATCTGACCTGTGGCCGAGTTGACCGTTCCACAATCCGAAATTGTTTTTACTTCAAGAGAATTAATAATCTTGTATGCATATACCCTTCGTGTGGTCTGACCGGATACCGCCTCATCACCGAACCAGTTATCGACACCGTTTATTTGAAATGCGGAACTGGAAATGACAGAGTCTGTTGCAGAGCCACTGACATAGAACGAACCGGTAAAGTTAAGAGTATGGTTGTTAAGATCTGTCGTGGCAAGAGGTGTGATTGTCTTATGCATGAAAGGACGAACCGTCGAGTTCTGAATAGAAGGATCGGACGAATCGATTCTCTTTAGAAGTTGGGAATGTCTAAATACGCCATCGAATTTATTAAGGTTATTAAAGTTATAATCATCGATGGTATCTCTTACCACAGAGGCGAGTTCTACCGAAGTACGATCCGTAAGGTTGTTGTTATATTTAAAGTATACGTCAAGATCCAGGTATGTATAGTTAGGATCCACCAGGGTAGGTGTGATAGAGACCACGTTCTTTCCCTTCAGAACGGTATCCTTTATCTCTGTCTTCTGATCTGTGGTGAGGGCATCGTTTAGAACGGGTTTTATACAGACATAAATGGCACCATAATCGGGTGGATCATTATCTTCTCCACCCCATGTAGAGATGGCATCGATGTCAGAGAACTCCCTTTGTATGATCGCACGATAATCATCGGAGGTCACGGCCCGGTTTTGGGAAGTAAATGTAAGCGGAGCATTATATCTAATACTCTCCATTGTTTCCTGATCTGCCCCACCGGTGGCATTACTGGTTGTTGAGACGGTAATATTGGTATATCCTCCCACATTATCGACGGCCGTAAAGGTCTTGGCCCCGTTTGCATCCTTTCCATTTGTAAAGATATAATCCATTGTGACGATGTTATTGTTTGTAGGTTTGAACCCTGTTACCCCGTCACCAAAATATATTTCGTAATACTCGTTTGAATTCTCTTGAAGATGGAAGATCTTTGAGGTAGAGGTAACATTAAGAAGAGTGGTAAACTTAGAGAAGATATCATAAGAGGTGGATTCCTGATTGGCCTGAACCCTTACACGAAGAGTACTTGTATCGGCATCCTTATCGGATATCTGAAATTTCTGAATGGCGATATCATTATCTACCCTGAACTTAAGGGTCTTGTATGTCCCTTCGGCTATTACAACATCGGTAAAGGTATATACATTGGCCGTCTTGGTGGCGGTCTGTGTTTCAAGAACAACATAATTATATTCCAGACCCTGGACAATAGAAGTAAACTTGGTTCCTCGAGAAAGAGTAAGAGCGGTAGGAGTACCGGATAGACCGGTGACATCGACCTTTACTTCAATCGTTGCCCTACTCCCTAACTTAGAACGAGGAGTATATCCTAACAGATTGGCCCGAGATACAACATTACCCCTTATCTGGGCAGAATCAAGAAAGGCCTCATTAAGGGCAAAGTGAGCGGCCATGGCATTGTAATGAGTATTATATGAAAGAACATCAAGGAGTACAGAGAGACCGGACCCATCAAAATCATAATCATTAAATGTAGATTGGGTTTTGAGGTAGTTCTTAAGATTCAGTTTTATCTGATCAAAGTCTAACTCTGTTACTTTTAAATTTGTTGCCATCTTTTCTTATTCCTGTGTTAATTACCCCGGGGAAAAAATTACCGGGAGAAAAAAAATTATCTTAACCTTCTTAGAATTAATTCGACCTCTTGGGTAGAACTATTTTCTTTTACCCTGAACGCAATCGTAATTTTAAAGCCATTCCCCTGGGACGTCTCTTCTATGTATAACCCCTGCAAGTGAATTCTCGGTTCGTATTGGGTAAGTACCTCTTTGATGCCTTCTCTCATGGCTATCCGGGTAATTACGTCGTTCGGTTCAAATAGTAATCCCCTTAGATTGGCCCCTGTGGTCGATTGGAAGGGTCTCTCATAGAAGTTGGTCTGTAACAAGTTCCGCACGGCGTTCTTAACTGCGCTTATATCTCTTAAAGGGATGATATCTTTCCTAATAGGATGTAGGGTAAGGGCAAGATCTAGATCTGCCCAGCCTCTCTTACGTGCTACCAGTGATTGACCTGTACTATCTGATAATATACTCATAGATCTATTTATATACCTTTACATGTTCTTTTGGAGATCTTCCCAATACTTCTTTATCACGGCCGTCCAATCTAGTATATCAGAGGACTCAGGATGTTTATCTCTTATAACGTTATATCTTTTTTGTATGTTGGTATGGTATAGGTTAACATCGTACCCGGCAGCACCTGTATAGCCCGCAATGTACCTCTCATATGCTTCTTTATTCCCTATATTCTTATACTTACTTAACTCTTCTACCGTAGTGCCGGCCACCTCGGCTACTTTGGTCCAGTTTGCAAAGGCCCATATATATTTGATTGCAAACCGATCGGCTTTCTTAGAAGGCCACGTGGCCCGGGATTCATTTAATATTTTACCCTTTGCATAGCCTTGGGCCCTTTTAAGGAGTGTTATGCTGAGTTCTCCGTAATCAATCTCTACCACCACCTTCTCAACGGGTGCAGCTGGGGCAGCCTCGGCCACTAACGATTCCGCGGGTTGAGTTACTAGCTTACCATCTATTTCCTCTACGTTAGGGATCTTCTCTGTGATAGCACTTATATCAATGGCAGGCGGGAAAGAGGATAGACCCATAGAGCCCATTAAATCGGATAGACCAGGTACAGCAGAGGAGAACTTAGTGATAAGAGAGGATACCTTGCTTAGTAATCCACCCGCGTCCAAACTACCCAGCTTAGAGAGCTCTCCTTGTATAGAGGGTATTACAGGCAGGGTGGGTATAAGAGCCGCCATCTCGGCCTTTAATTCCGTTAACTTCGACGATGCATCTGTTAACTTATCTTTGCCTTCGGCGGCCATGCCTTCGATTTCTGCCTGCTTTGCCTTAATGTCTGTGACAGTTTTGTTGGTATCTATTTGACCTGACATAGTATCACCTCATTCCCCTTAAACGACCGGTATTGCTTCGACTCTTTACATCAGCCAAACGCTTAGTTTTCTGCATTGTACAGAACAGCTCCATATCTGTTGGTTTCACATTATTTTTTTGAACACCACTCAAATAACGAACATCTTTTCTCTTACTCGAAAAAAAATTCCTTACTCCCTGTACAATTCGTTCCGTTTTTAAAAAAATATTCATTATGGATCCTCTGGCGGCATAGATGGTACAGCAGTATCGACCTCAGTATTACCACCAGCATCAGCCGATTGACTATGAATATGGCCTACTCCTGATATAGTATTAGATAAATGATCTACCGTAGCATAGGATGTACCCGTTATATCTACATTGTTTGTTATATCCAGGTTTTCACCAGATAATGTTTGCTGTCCTTTTGTAGTTATTTTTAATAATCCTTGGTTCATTGATATAATATCTTTCTCTGCATATATTGTTTGATTATTATATGCCGTGTTTGCGAAATTGTTTGTGGTCTGTATTATATAATCATTACCCACTGTCTGGATTTTATCATTTGTGGTGGCGGTTATCTGGTTATTCAGGACCGTGAGGTTATCGTTTATACCAATGTTCGTGGCTCTGTTTCTACTGATCTCTGCCTCTAAATTACCGCCTACCTTCTGTTGAATAGATCCCTTTATGTTCTGGGTAAAATCTTTCTCTACCTCTAGATGATAATTACCGTATACCATGTGTCGAAGATCACCTGTCACCGTAAGGTTTAGGTCTCCTCTGATGTACATATTTTTATTTTTCAATACTATTTCATGGTCGTCGCCAATTATTTTTATATTTCGTGTACCGTCATTGTATATCTCTTCAAATGTGCCGGATCTGTGGTAATTATGGAGTCTTTCGGATCCTGGGCTGTCATCAATCTCGTTAATATGGCCGGATTCTGACTCTGTTACCTTATTGTAAGGATATGTGGGTATATGGTCGTTGCCTACCGGTAATTCGTCCCATGTTTTTTCATCATAGTACTCGGTTTCTGTCTTATCTGGTGCCACTGTGGTAATTTTTGCCGGAGATGCCACCTTTGTTGATATTCTGACGGTATTTTTCTTCGTATATACATCTGTTTTTTTGTAATGGTCTGTTCGGCCAGATTTATTTACATCAGAAATGCCGACATACTCGATTTTTGGGTATTCTTCGGCCGGATCTTCGAAGCCTGCTCCGGAGCCGGCCTCTGACGACATACTTGCAATAGAACCCATTATAAGAGGATCCTGCGCCGATGGGCCGTCTCTAAAGAAGCCCACCACCCATGATCCATTCATTAGGCCATGTGGGCCGGCTCCAATGCCGGATGTTCCGGCCTCTGTAACGGGCATCATGACAGTGGCCCATGGAAGGGCATCTGTCGGTACTATTCCTTTATCATCTGTATGGTAACCAAAACATCGCACCTTTACTCGGTTCATTTCTAAAGGATCTTCTCTATCCTCTACTACACCGGTAAACCAATTGAATTCACCATGCATAAATTGATCTATTTTTCTCATAATGATTCTCCACTCATATCTATTACAGAACTATCCTTTTTAATTTCTAGAACCATTTGATACTCTTCATAGAATTGGTGGGTAATATCTGTTACAATATAATTACCTCCTATGATTTTATCTTTAGTTCCGGAGGCATCTATACCCATACTCTTAGGCAAAACTAGGGTTATTTTCTTTCCGGGTGTCATATCAAAATCTCCCAGAACAGTAATTGTCTGACCCGATGTTTGTATGTTTGAATTTGTGGCCTGGGCCTCTAATATTGTAGGAACCGAAGGGTCCTGATATGTATCGAATGCTCCTTCGAAAGAATTTTTATTGGTCGAAACAAAATAATGTTTAGAATCCTTTGTCTGATTATATTTTATTCCGTCTATCTCTGTTTTATCAGAGAATGGTTTATTTTTATTTAACATTTTTGGATTTTTTACATTATAATCAAAGAAAAATTTATTATATTTCTTTGTACTCATATCCAAGGTGTGAAGGGTACTCGCATATGCACCTTCACTTAGATTAACAATAGATGCCATTTGCATCGGCGAAGATAATTTTATAACCTGTTTACTCATTGCCTCATAATGTTCTTCTGTACCGGTTTTTGTTTCTATCAGACCCATTGTATACTCTTTGAAGACTGGAGAATCACAAATAGATTTGTATGAATCGTATATTATTCCCTTTGCAAGGGTGTCGGTGAAATAAAATGGTGTCTGACCATCAAATGCATTCCGATTTAACCAGGTAATTGCATCAAGAGGAGACAATCTCGGAAAAATACCCTTTATAATACCCTTTGTTTCGGTATTAATTTTTTCAATCTTCTCTATTTTAAGATCTTTCTTACAAATATTTGATATAATAGAACCAATACTACCCTCGAACGGTCTTATTAATTTTTTTATTGCATTGGTATACATATGTTCTGAAAAACATATTAAAAAATATGATTGAGTACCCGGTTTTGATCTTACAAACCG